TTAATCTGCCCTCGTAACCAGAAGCCTAGCTACAAAAGTGGCGAACAGAATAATGCCAGCCGCCACCAACCCCTTACTCAGAGTCCAATTAAACCCTGGAGACTCGGATTCCGCCGAGATGACAATTGAAGCAACCCCACAGCAAAGGGCCATAGGAACTTGCGCAGCGTTACCAATCCTAAAATGAGGGAGCCTGTCAAAGAGCCGAGGGCGGCGGATTGAAGATAAAAAACTCAGGAAAAGGGCCATATACATACTTAAGAGAAACATACACACAACAACCTTAGCCGTATCAGGCACATGTATCCTTCCTTGCTCATAATCGACCAAGCGCACATCACCCACCCCGGCAATCCGAGCGTCCGTAGAGATTTCAGGAATTGCCCCACTGGTTAATACGCCAATCTGAAAACTGTCACCAGGGTTAAGAAGAAGCGGGGCCAATACGGCTTTCCCCTGAAAAATATCGATCTTTGGCTTCACGCTAGCCGGGTGAGCGTTCATGACCTGCACCTTAGCAATAGATGCACGCCCCGCATCGATCGTTAAGGGCACTTCAACGTCAGCAGATCTGATAGTTTGATTGCCGGCATTCATGACCTCGAGTACTACAAAGTGAGGTCTTTGAAGCATGGCTCCGCTCAGTGAAATATCAACGTCGCCTTGGAATCCGTCGGGGAGCGAGGGATCCAAGTTAGCCACGGATACGATTCTCAGGTCTATGGACCTCCTATCCGCATCAAGGAACCAAAATGCAACGGGCACTAAGATTGCAATTGCAGCAAGGATCCAAGTGATTAAATTTGCCCATCTTCCTGACACGCCACTTCCCCCAATAAGCCGCATAGTGCCCAACTGCGGCAACCCCTCGTTGCTCACCCGTGCTGCGGCCCGTTGCAGAATGCGTTCCGAGAACTACCATGTCAAGGTCGCGGAAGATCAATAGAAACAACGACTAAGCCGATCACCCGCGATCATTGGCGGCCTACGGAAATCAATGGCTTACCCGTTGCCTGGGGTCAGTTTGGGGTCAGTCCATCAGGCCGCCTGATCGTCCAAGGGCTGGAGCCGGTTGGCAATACCGTCGAACCGCGCCGCCTCAACGCGGAGGCGGTCAGCACCACGCCGGCGACCCGCCCTTGCCCGCCAGTCGCCGCTGTGATTCATATCCAGGTCGTCGGCCTGCTGCCATAGCGAAGCCGCCCGCGCGCGCGCCCAGCGCGCCTTGCCGATGCTCTTCTGATCCATGGAGCCACTGTCGCCGCCGGCGGTCGCACGCGCCGATACGGAGGCAACGCCGGCTGACTGCCTACCAGGTCCGGTTCTTCCGCTGGGCCGCGCGGGCCACTTCGCGCTGATCGATCTCCAGGCGAAGCCGCTGCTGATGCCTTACCGCCCACAGCTCAGACCCGATCACACCCTGCTCGTAGCTGGTGCATATCCTGCGGCCGCGGTGCTGGTCGTCGAGATGACGGTCCACCTCGACCCACCAGACCTTATCGTCCACGCGCTGCGACAGGCGCAACACCTCTGTCATACCGCAGTAGATGGCATCGGGAAGTTGATCGGCACGGCTGGCGACCGAGCGCCATCGGAAGTCGGGAGGAAGCATGCGCGCAGGATACGGGCCGGGGTCTCAGATTCCGCGACGGGGCGTCAGGGCCGTGCAAACGTGCCAGCGGGTCGCTGCTCAGGCGCCCCAGCACCCGGGCTGAGCTGCCTGCGGCTCCCGGATCCGGCGAGCACAGATTGCCCTGGACCGCCCTGCCCCCGGTACAGGGTGATTGCCCGGCCTCGTGTGGGGATCGGCCGCCCCAGCACGTCGGAGTGCAGGCCGCGCGAAGGCCCGGAGCACTGGGAGGGGGTATGGTTCCGCCATGTGCGGCCGATTCGTCCAGACCCCGATCCGAAACGCTGACACCCTGGGCTTCCCCCTACTGGTGGGCGACCTCATGTCGATCCCGGAGACCTACAACCTGGCGCCGACGCAGCGCGCGTCCGTGATCCTCGATCGCGGCACCGGCCTGCAGGTCACACGCCTGTCGTGGGGTCTGCTCCCCTTCTGGGCCAAGGCCAAGAAGCTGCAGGGCTCCACGATCAATGCCCGCGTCGAGACCGTGGCCACCAAGCCTGCCTTCCGGTCGGCGTTCAAGAAGCGCCGGTGCCTGATACCCATGGCCGGGTACTACGAGTGGTCGGTCAACGCGGAGGACGGCAAGAAGGACCCGTGGTTCATTCACGCGACCGGGCCGCTGCTGGCCGCCGGCCTGTGGGAAGACACCAGCCCCCTGCTCGACCCGGACACCCTGGGCACCTTCACGGTGATCACCGGTGACAGCAGCGGCGTCTCGGCCGATATCCATGACCGCATGCCGGTCTGGCTGACGGCCGGCCAGGCCGATGAGTGGCTGATCGCTGAGCCGGATGATGCCATGGCAATGCTGCTGGCCAGCGAGCCGCCGGCCATGGAGGCGTACCGCGTTAGCCGCGCAGTGAACACGCCGCGGAACAACCGCGAGGATCTGCTGACGCAGGTAGCTTGAGCGGCCCTTAGGGAGAGCCGGTAGGGTGACACAGTGTCACGCAATCCCGACCCAACGAAGTACGGACTTCCTCCCCTTCACCAGCCGCTCAAATACGGATGCGCCCGCAGCGCACACGGCGAGCGTGGTGATCACGGCCAACAGCACAAACACGGGCTGCACAGCATCGAGGCCCGGGATCCTGCGTAGAGCCGCCTGAACAATCCCGAGCACCAGCATGTGAGAGAGATAGAAATAGAAACTTCGCGCACCGAGCCAGGCAAGAAGCCAACGCCAGCCGCCCGCTGTGACCCATGTGCGCGCGATACAGACCGTCAACGCACACACCAGCAACGACGTAATCATCGAAGAAACTTTCAGCTGCGAGATCGCCAGTTCCATTGAGCCTGGAAGCCAGTAGAACGCTTCAACGACAGCACAGGCAGCCGCAGCAGACGCCAAGCCCAATACTATCTGCCAGCGGCCGTCACCCAAGGCCGAATCGCTCTTGCCTATAGCCAGGCCGGCCAAGTAGAAGGGAAGCCACAGGAAGAACGGCAACGCGTTGTACGGAAAGTGCGACCACGTTCCGTCGAGACCATCTGCGCGTATTCCATAGGTGAAGGCGCAAGAGGCCGCGATCGACAACAGGATGCCTACTTTCAACGCTGTGTTCGACAAGCGCTCGAGCGCCGGTGAGAGAACGGCGATCTGGAGCATCACGATCACGTAGTAGCCGACCGATATGACAGTTCCTGTGGCCACCATTTCCGGAAGCTCAGCAAGTACGAGTTTTCCAGTGGCCGCTTTCGCTGATGTGTACACCACAGCCCATAGTAGGTAAGGGACAAGCAGCCTAGATGCTCTACTCCTGACGGCTGAGAAGTATGAAGTGGCCCGTCGGCCTTGCGACGCAAACATGCCCGACAAGAACACAAAGAGGGCGACCGGGAAGTTGATGAACTGCCGGAGAACGACGGCGAATTCCTGGTTCGCGCTGCCATCCGGAAAGGCCAATGCGCTACCGCAGGCGTGGATGGCCACAACGGCCACGATCGCAATTCCTTTCCAAACGTCCCAGTACAGATTCCTCATCACGTTCCTTGAAGTTTCAGCGGCGCGCATTTATAGCACGCCGCCGGCTGATTTCCAGAAGAGCACCTGCTAGACCGATGCGCCCGTGGCGTCCACCCATCGCGATCCGCTCCAGAACACCGGCTTGCCCAACGAGGTGTCCCAGAACTTGTAGCCGGCGTCGATCGTTCCGAGGATGGGCGAGATTGTGGAGTTCCGAAACTGAGTGTCGCCGCGCTGCAGCCGCTCCACCAGTATTGACTGCTTGTCACCTTCGTAGTTGCTCAGAATTCTAAATCTGGCGCGATTGGGGACAGAGAATCCGACGGCACCGAACGTTTCGAGCTGCTCATCGGGATTTGAATCCTTGGTGCCGAACTCAATGCCTTTGGCAAAGAATGGCTTCCTGTTGTGGATTGGCTGAGCCTGCGAGTATGTGTAGGCTTCACGCCTACCTGTGATGTTGCTCGTGCTGATGTTGGGCCCACCGAAGCGCTGCAGAATAGCGCCATTCGTCTGATCTTGAACCTCGCAGTCCGTGCATGAGCCGGACTGCGCAACCTGAAAAGCCACTAGCTTCCCAACCGGAGCTACCTCGCCGGATCCGGCACGATTTGGAACAAGCACGGTACAACCATTGGCTCTGAACCTGAAAGCATCGTGAGAGAAGAAGATGCCGTAGCCCCCGTTGGCGAGCGACGCGCTAGCGTTGTAATCGATCATCGAGGGGCTATCCGCAATACATCCATACAGTGCGGTTGACTCGCCCATGACATGGATGCCAACACCCATTGGGCAGCTCTGTGCAACACCGTCCTTCTGGTAGTAGCCAAAAGGATGAACGCCAACGAGGGTGTTGTTTGGGCCGCGGACGCGGCATCCAACAAAGAATCCGTAGACGGCGGATGGTCCGAGATAGCAATCAGATGTAGCGAACTCGACTCCAATGCTATCGAATCCCGCATTAGCTGCAGCGCCGCTCAAGACTGTCGGAGCACTTACGTCGGCATTGTGCAGATAGAGACCCCAGCCTGATACGACGTAAATACCTCGAAAAGCACTGTTTATCACTTCGCAATACTGAATGTCCGTCCGCCCCCAGACGCGGGAGAACTCAACACCGACGATTGCTTGAGATCCACAGTCAACTTTCAAGCAAGGGCTCGTTCCTCGCCACCGGCCGGCGACAGGGCTCGCGCTATCGCCGAACCTCAAGACAGGCCGCTGCAGCGGAAAGCCGGGTAGTGCGACCAGAACGCCATCCGTGCAATCAACGGTGACCCCATCTGGAACCTGCACGGTGTCGCTAACCCCCACCCGCCCGATCACCTTTACAGTCTTGATTGAGCCAATATCTGCCTGGCCCAACGCCGAGCGAACTGCTGACAAGTCATCCGAGACGCCGTTTCCGACCGCACCATAGTCCGATGTACTAATCGTCTCTCGCAGCTTTGACCTCACAGCGCGCCGTACACCGGCGCTGCCCGCCGGAGTGAATTGAACAATGCTCTCGCCATTGCCCTTCATATCCTCCAACGTCACGCCTTGCAGCAGCCGCCATTCCGCAGGATCGAACTCCGCACCAGTTTCGAAGGGGATTCTCTCTGGCTCGGCGCCATAGACGGCACCGTTGTGGGAAACCGTGAAGCGTGCCGATTCCACCATCAAGCCACTGGAGTACGGCACAGGAACCAAGTAGCCGAGCCCAGCTAGAATGATTTCTGACTGGGCTTTCACATCTTCCACCGCCAAGGCGGTCTCTGCGCGCATCCTCGCGATCTCAATCGTTAGAGTCTGCTTAGCGGCTGATACGGCGCTCGCAAGCGCGCGCACTGCGCCAGCGACTGACATGCGCAATCGACCAAGACGATCCCTCCAAGTGTCCGAATCGCCGTTTATCGCTTGATCGAGGTTCTCGGCGTTGTCGTACAGATCTTTTGCAGCGCTTGAAGGAACGGGAGTGCCAGTATTGAAGGTTGTCATTGAACTTCGTCTCCGATGAAGCTACGGCGCGGTTGCGTCGTCGTATATGTAAAAGCCCGGGTCGTACTGCAGAGCGGTCAACTCAACCGAGCCATCCTCGCCTGGCGTGAGCTCTGCCAGCACGGCGTCATATCCAGCGCGCGTGCTGTCGCAGAAGATCAGCTCGGGTGGATCGATGGTCGGATCGTCCATGATCCAGGTGTTGAAGGCGTGGTCGCCCGGCAGCGCCGAGGCGGCGATGGTCAGGCGATGGTCGTCCACCCGGGCTGGCACGATCACGCTGGAGAGCGTGCCGTCCTGGAACCGGATCAGGCACCGCGGCGCCGGCAGGGTCCAGTCCAGATACTCGCCCACCTCGATCAGCAGCCGCGTGCCGTCAAGGCGCGCCGATTCGATCATGGCGCTCGTGGTGCTGGATCCGGGGATATCGTCGAACAGCTTCACCCGGTCGCCGTACTGGTAGACCAGGCCCATCATCTCGGTCTTGGTCGTGTAGGTGAGCCGCTGGCCCTGGTGCTTCATGAGCCGCCGCATGCCGATCCGGTAGGCACGATCGCGCGTGCCCACGCCCTGCAGCTCGTGCGTTTCTACCTTCCACGGCGTACCGCCGCCCGGCAGCCGACACTCCACCATCTCTGTTGCCCACGTCACCTCATCAATGTAGGTGACGTCCACCCCGTCAAAGTCATCCGGCCCCGGAGAAGTGAACGCAGTGGTCAACGGCTCCAGCTGCCGCTGCGGCGAGATGCCGCCGCGCCAGGCCTTGATTCCCTCCCGGCCGGCCGAGCACATCGAGTCGATCAGCAGGAAGTAGCCCATGCCCGCCTGCGCTGCCATCTGCAGCAGGTCCAGCGCGCTGGTGCCGGACTTCTCCGCGCTGTAGTCGAAGAACTCGCCGCGCGGTGTCCAGTAGGTGCTCTCCAGGTGGTTCAGCGTGTCGGTGTCTATCTGGTCCGCCGGCAGGCCCAGAGAACGCATGACGTGCGTCATAGCCCCGCTGATGCTGCGCGCGGTGCCATCGTCATATAGGCGGGTCGCCTCGACGTTGAACCGGCGGTCCGTCTGCGCCGCCAGCTTCGTGCCGGTGGTCACCGTCAGGCCGATCGTGGTGAGGTCGTCGTAGCGCGTTGGACGCTGCGGCAGGCGCGCGCGCAGGCCCTGCCAGAAGCAGGCGTCGCGCGCCGAGTTGCCGCCGCGCTCGGTCACCCGGCGCACGCGCACTTCGATCTGCCCCGGCGTGCCCAGCGCGATGCGCTCGGTGAAGCCCAGCGAATCCTCGGAGGTGGCGGTGTAGCTATGGGTGCGCACCGACCACGGATCGCCCGATCCGTACACGCGCCACGCCACCCGCACCGTCACGGTGAAGGTGCGCTTGTTGCCCTTGTCGGTGTACCAGATCAGACCGCCCGGGAAGTTGAAGTCGTACTCGAAAGCATCGGTCGTCTCCCCATTGGGGCACACCAGGAAAGGGCCAAGCCATGCCTCGCCCTCCTCCAGACCGGTCGCCCGGTAGTCGGTCACGGTGCGCGACGTCCAGCCCGGCCAGTTGGAGTCAACCACACCGCCCTCGGTCAGCCGTTGCACCATCAGCGTGAAGCCCGACACGGCCGTGATGCGGTACTCGCTCTGGCCGCGCGACATCGCCAGTGAGACGCTGCCCGGCGGCAGGCCGCCGAAGGCGGTGCCGCCCGGCCCGTCGTAGGCCAGGGTGACGCGCGGCAGCGTCGCCGGCGTGCCGCCGGTCGTGGCCACGCCCGCCGTCGCAACCGGGCTGCTGCCGAAGACAGCCGCCGGCAGCCCGGTGGAGCTGATGGTTTCGCCGGCATACGGACTGGCCGCCTCGGCTATGGTGACCACCCCGCCCGACTGCGTCGCCACCAGGCCGCTGTCTCCCAACTGATCATTGATCGCGGTGAGCAGCACGCCCAGGGTGATGTAGTTGGCCACCAGCGCCACGCTGTAGCTCGTGCCGCGCCAGACAATGCCGAAGGTCGCCGGGGTGCCGCTGAAGTCGAAACCGGTGGCCGGAGCCGATCCCGTGAGCCGCGCCGGACTGCCGCCGACACCGGGCACGGCCGGCGTGCCAGGCGCATAGCTCGCCACGAACAAACCATAGTCGGCGCCGTTGTAGGTCAGCAGCACCGGCATGCCCACATACGGGGCCAGCTCGGCCACCGCGCCACCGGCGATGACGGAATACAGACCGCTGGTGGTCGCGGTAAAGGTTGCCGCCACCTTCAGCGTCAGCACGGCGCCGACCGTCCAGGACGCCGGCACAGACGTGGCCGGCCGCTCCTTGCCGTTCGCGTCGGTGACCGTCGCGTTGTTCAGCGTCAGCACGTTGCCGGACACGGTCACCGAATCGGCATTGAGGCTGGTGGCGACGTCCGCCGTGTCGCTCAGGTCCAGGCCGGCCGTGCCCGAGGCGGTTGCGCCGACCTCAGTCGAGTTCACCCAGTTCTCCGAGCGCACGTCGCCGCCCACGTCGGCGCCCGGCGGGTAAATGGTCATCTCCACGTCGCTGCCGAAGGAACTGATTGGGGTGTTGCCCAGCCGCGCGGAACCGAACGGGATCACATGCCGCCCTTTGCCCACGCACACGAACATCTGAGTCCGGTAGGTCTTACCGCCGACGAAACGCGACACCGGCTGCACCAGATAGTCGGCCCAGACCCGGCATCGCCCCAGAACCTCCCGTACGGGACTGCCAAGGCGAGCGGAGTTCGCCCGGGCCGTATCCAGGCTGAGCGAGTCGCCCTGACCGTACCGGCTGCCCGAGGGCATGTTGGCGACCATGTAGATCGCGTAGGCGGCCATGACGGCCACCACGACCCAGTAAACGACCGCAGCGGCGCCTTCGTAGTATGGGATCGGGTAGATGCGGACATCGCTCTCAGCTTCGATCCAGGTAGACGCCCACGCGTCCGCCGGCACTGCGGAGCCGCATACCTCGACCTCGATCGGGTGCGGCCCCTCGCTCGCGTAGCTCGGCACGTTGGAGCGCAGCCAGCCATCGATCGTGGTCCTGCCGTGGCGATGGATCTCCAGCGCCTCGCCTGGCATGCGTGAGGGAAAAATCTGGATCACGCGTAATACTCCACCCGATTGAAGCGGCACTCGAAGCGGGCGACCGGCAGCACGGTTACGTTGCGGCCGTCGTTGCACTCCAGCGCACACATGCGGCCCTCGACCTCCACGAGCACCGCCACGTGGGTGACCACGCTACCCTGATAGCAGAACGCAACCGCGCCTTCCACAAGGTCACTGCCGGCGTGCTGCAGGGCAGCCTCGTTCGCTAGTTCAGCCAGGTCAGCGCGCGTCGCACCCGGGTACTCGTCCCATGGCGCGAGGCCAAGGTCACGGCGCACCTCGTTGACCACGCCGTAGCAATCCAGCTCCGGGAACTTGCGGCCGCCGCTGACCCAGACCACCTCCAGGTACTTTTCCAGATCGATATTCATGAGATGTAGCGCAGCCCCGGGTGTTTGATGAGGTTGAAGCGGTCGCGCGGCCAGGCCGTGTCGAGGATGTTCATGAATCCGGCGGTCACCTGGACCTCGGTTGCGGTCCACTGCCCGCCCTTGATCACCATCGACAACGGCTTCTTGATAGGCGCCAAAAGGTCGTTGCTCAGGTAAACCCGCAGGGTGACCGTCATTTCGACCCGGGCGGCCAGCGCCGCGCGGATTTCGGTGCTCACCACCCCGTCGATGTTGGTCAACGCGAAGCGCAGGTCTTGGACGCCGTCCGCGTTGCGTGAGGGCTTGGCCACATCCATGCCGCACGCCTTGAAGGTCACCGCCTGGCCTGTCTCCAGCACCGCGTTGATGTCCTCCCAGCCCTTCGTGAGGTAGTGGGTACTGCCGCCCACGGTGATCGCTAGGGTCTCGTGCTCGACCTCCGCGCCACCGGATGCATACAGCCGCTCGAGAATGGTCATGGACTCGGCCACTCCCTGTTCGCCGCAGCATCAACGATGGCAGCGTGTAGATATCCATCTGGCATTTCCAACCACCCATCCGCGAGCAGCGCTCGCTTGTACATTTCGAGCTGGGCTGTAATCACCCAGCGGTTACTGGCGGTAAGCGTCGGCCCGTCGTAAATGTCGACGAACCGGCTTTTGTAGTAGTCCATTCCTAGTGGCGTGCGCAGCCTGCAGGCAAACCAGCTCACCCCATCAACCAGTACCTGCTGGAACCACTTCTCGAACAGCCCAGCTTCGACATCTGTGAGCAGCCACCGGACTTCCACCTGCGTGGGCGTGGCCGTATATGCGCGCCGCGGCATCGATCGCCCACTGACGAAGGTGGACCGTTTCAGCGGCGAGACGTGGCGCAAGCCATATCCGTCGCGCAGCGGCTCTGGCAGCCACTGCGGTTGCATGATCAGCGCCATTACCCGACCTTCCTTCTGACGTTCCAGTTTGAGCGCATGGCCCGGGACTGTGGCCCAGTGCCAGACGTGGTATCGGCTACGCGGTCCTTCCGCGCCATGGTCACCGCCCTGACCACCGTCTGCTCCATCATCAGCCGCTCCCGCTCACTGAGCGATCCGTTGACGTTGAAGTTGAACTCGTTGTTATCGCCAGCACCGCCGACGGTGCTGGTGTCGCGAGCCACCCGCTCCAGGGTGGCATCCAGCTTCGCGCTGGTGGCCGCGGTAGTGACCCGCTCGCCCTTCTGCAGCAACCAGGTGCCCGTCTCGGGAACGCTGTCGATGCCGTCGTGCGCCATGCCGACCGCGGAGATGCTGGAGATGATCCCGGCCGTCGCCGCAGCGACGGATGCGATCGCGGCCAGGTTGGCTGGCCACGGATTCTTCGCCGCCTCGGCCATGCCTGCCTGGATCGCCAAGGTTGCCTGCGCGATCGCGGCCGCCTTCTGCGCCACGAAGGCGACCTTGTATAGCGCAGACTGCTCGCCGAAGCTGTTGCGCATGATGTCTGTGACGCTGCCGAGGCCCTGCTGTGCAGCGGTCAACGTGACCTGCCAGCGGGAGTCTTCCAAGGATTGCAGACGTTTCTGGTGCTCTGCCCTCATCTGCTCTTCCTGAGCATCCCATTCGCTTTCGAGATCCGCGCGCGACTGCCGGTACTCATTCAGCGCTTCCAGCTGTGCCTCATACCTCGCGTTCTCCTGCTCCATCGCCTTGTCGATCTTGGAGAACTCTCCGGCCGCGCCGCCATACAGCGCATCAGGCCCAGCGAAGCCGTCTGCACCCGTTCCACCCACCTGGTCCAGCGCGCGTCGAGCGGTCGCCGCGTAGTCCGAATCATTCGCCGCGCCGGCTGCGGCCGCCGCCTGGATCACCTTTAGCCGCTCGCGCGCCAGGTCGACGCCCAGGCTGTCCTCTCGGTTCAGCTCCTTGCGCAGCTTGGCGAATTCCTCCGTGGCCTTGGCGGCCTGCTCGTTGGCGTCCCTGACCGCGTTGAGTCGATCAAGCTCAATGGCACCGAGGCGCAGCGACTCCTGCTGCTCCGCATTGAAGCCACGGAGAGAGCCGGCCGCCAACTCGAAGTTGAGCTTCTGCAGCTCTGTAGCCTTGGATGACTTGTCAGCGCTCGTATCAAACAGCGCAATCTGTCGGCGCAGCTGGAGGTCAGTACCTTCAAACGATCGCTGCAACTGCAGCTGTGCCGATTCTGCCGCGCGGGCTGCCACCTTCGCGGCCGCCTCCCTCTTTTTCTTGTTCTCAGCATCTGCAGCTGCGGCTGCCGCCGCGGCGCGGGATGCCGGATCTCCTGTCACTCCCGACACGAAGCCAGGTGTTGCATGTCCCACGTCAAGCAGAATGGGCTTTGGAAGCTTGGCCCTCGCCTCCTCGATCCACTTCCCAACCTGGGCGTACTCGTTCTGGACCTTTCCCTTCGTCTCGCTATCGAAGAGCCCTGGCCAAGTACCAAGCGTGCTCTTCAGCCTGGCTTGCCGCGCTTCCAAGGCCGCTAGAGAATCGTCCTCATCGACTGGAAGGAACCCCTTTCCGCTCAGCCAGCCCGGATATCGCGCCCCCATCTCCACCAGCTTACCCAGCGCAGACACGGCTTTCAGGGCGCCCGAGATGATTACGTCGAAGCCCTCGCGCACCTCGGGGTCATTCAGGACCTTGGTCAAATCATTGACCGCGTTGGTGGCCACTTTCAGGCTACCGCTGTTACCGGTCGTGAGATCGTCGAGCGTGTTTCGCAGCGCCAGCAGCGCGCCGCCGAAGGTGTCCCGCGCCGCCTGTGCGGCCCCGCCGTAGGACTCTTCGAGGATCTCCAGGATCATCACCTGGGCCTCGCCTTCCTTGCCGGCCTTCACCAGCTCGTCGATGGTTCCCCGCACCTCTTTGGTGAACGCGGCACCGAAGCCTTGCTGCGCCAGCGCTGCCGCCGCCTTGCTCGGCGATTCCAGCGCGCGGCCGATCGTCTCGGCCGACTGGCTGACGCTGATACCCAGGCGTGCCGACTGGTCGATGATGGCCTGCATGGCGCGGGGTATGTTGGTCCCCAGGATGCCCGAGTAGGACAACAGGCGCGTCTGAGCCTCGACGATCTCCCCGCCGCTGAAGGTGGACTTCGATGACAACGTGTCCGCCATGTCCAGCAGTTGCTGCCGGGTGTAACCGGCAGCGCCACCAGTGGACTTAATAATCGCGTCAAGTTGCGCGACTTCGCGCTCCGCCGCGACCGTGTTGCGGGCGATCAGGATCATGCCGGCCGCGATCGCCGTTCCCAAGGCGACGCCAGCGAGCTTTGCCTGTTTCTCGATGTTCTGGCGCCATTTCTCCGTCCGGCGCTCCGACTTGTCCAAGCCGGAGGCAAAGCCGCCGATCTCGGCAATGACGTCGATGGTCAGCGTGCCGAGAGAACGTCGTGACATGTGCAGTTATCCCCAGCTCGCCATCGCCTCATCAAGGCCGATCGGCTCCGCTTTCTGGTATCGAAGGAAGTCAGTTACTTGGAATGCCGGGGCTGACGGCTTGCGCTTGCTGTTGGCGAACAGGCTGGCCAGAAGGCCAGCGTTCCAGTCAGCGCGCATCATCGGGTTCAGGCCTCCGTGGCGTTCCCGGTATGCAGCCCAGAGCCTCACCTCGCGAGCGCTGAGGCGTTCCTTCGCCACAGCAATGGTTTCGCCGCCGATGCCGTTAAGCACCAGCTCGCACCAGAACTCGTCTTCCGGTGTTAGCTCGTAGCTTTTCCCAGCGAGTTCACCTCGCCGATGGCGCTCAGCAGCGCCAGGGTCAGGGCGCCGTCCAGCGCGCCGCGGTCCGCATCCGACGCACCGGTGATGTCACCTACGGTGAAGACGGGCTTTCCCTGCTCATCGCAGATGGAGGCCGCGATACGGCCGGCCACGCTGTCCTGCCGCCCGCCTGCGGCGAGCACGTCGGAGATGGCGGACTGGAAGCCCAGCGGCCGCACGAACACCGTGGCGGTGAACTCTTGCTCGCCCTGGCGCCAGCTGATCTCCTTCTCGACCGGGCGGCCAGTGAAGGCACCGGACTGCAGCAGGCCAGCGATCGAAAGGGATACCGCCTTGCTCTTCGGGACGGACGCCGGCGGCGCCGCCCGCTTCCGGCCCTGGGGCTTCGCACCGGTCACGGGGTCACCACCTTACGGACCCAGACGCCGGCGCCAGAGCGCTGCAGGCTCGCAGCGGTGGAAACCACAGCGTTGGCCTGGAAGTCGAAGGGGAAGTCGGCGACGTAGCCGAGGAACGTGTACCAGGTCCTACCCTCGGGCAGCACCATCTCCGGCTCGCTGTTGCGCTGGGCCGTTGCCGCCGCACCGGTGCCGGCACCGCCGTTGAAGGCCACCGTCGGCACACTCGTGTAGCCGGTGCCCGGATTGGTGATGGAGACCCCGATCACCGAGCCGCTGTCCACGATGGCGGTTGCCGTGGCGCCGCTGCCACCGCCGCCCGTCAGGGTCACGGTCGGCGCGCTGGTATAGCCAGTGCCGCCGCTGGTGACGTTGACGCCGCTGATGGAGCCGCCCGACGCCAGCGTGGGGGCGATGTCCACGCCATCAGACCAGCCGATAGCCCACTGGATCTTCTCGTCGGAATCGTCCTCACCGAGCTGCCACATCAGATAGTGACTCTCGTTGCGCGGATCTGCGTTGATCGTGACCGAAGCCTGCCCAGGCGTGCGCAGGCCCTTCTTGTAGGACCGTGCCTTGGTCTCGGACAGGCAGGTGTCTTCGATCTGGTCCGCCGGGTTCGCGCCGGGGTTGAAGTTGGTGATGCACTCGATCTCGCGGATCTGGCCATTGATCAAGCCGTACAGCTGGGTGCCTTGCGTCAGCATGCTCATGAATGTCTCCCTGCGGGCATAAAAAAACCCCGCAGTGCGGGGTGTGGGTGGGTAAAACGGACGAACGTCTTCAGCGCGGCACGAGCCAGTCCACGTCAAACGAGTAGCGGTACAGCTTGGTTTCGGGGTCTTTCACCTGGTCACCCCAGCGGGTCACGTAGGCCTTTCCCTCGATCGCGTCGCGGATAGCCCGCGCCGCCGGCAGCAGCGAGACCGGGTCGTCGCTGTAGACGTCGATCTGCAGCGAGTACCCGTCCACGTCAGGGCGGTCGCCCAGGTACTGAGCCGGTTCTCCGCCGATGGTCTGCCAGACGACGTAGGGCCGCGCCGGCGGCTTCTCTACCAGTCCGAACGGATAGACCCGTGTCGGGTTGCTGCCGAACAGAGCCAGCACCGCCGCGCTGGCAGTGCAGGCTTGGAAGATGGGCGCGATCACTTCTTTGCTCCCTTCGCCTGTTTGGCAAGTGCGCGGTCGAGCGCGCGATTGAACTCAAGCGCGAAGGTGTCCACCGCTTTCTGTCCGGCCTGCTCGGCCACCGGCCGCAGGAACGGACGGGCCGCCACCTTGGCCGTGCCGAGCTCGACGTGGCGCCAGTACCAGGTGTCGCCGCCGGGATTGCTGGAGCTGCCATCCGTGGCATACGTCTGACCCGTGCGGCGCTTACGGCGATTCTCGCGGGTTCTGCCGTACTGCTTGGCACCGCCGAGCACACCCAGCCGGAATGCCAGCTGGCCGTCACGCTTGAACGCCCGGCCGTCCCAGCGCTGATCGATGTTCTTCCAGATGGCCTCGCCGGTCTCGTAGTCGTCCACGCGGCGTGCGTTGCTCTGCGCCTGAGCGCGGAGGACGGCGGTCGCCTTCCGCAGCGCGGCGCGACCGCCCTTGGCGTTGGCCTCGTTCTTCAGCTGGGCCATCTTCGCCTTAACGCCGTCCAGGCCGCTCACGTCGAACCGGATGTTGTCAGCCATCGTTGACGCCCTCGCTGCATGGCAGCGTCATGTATTCCAGCCCGCTGACCGGATCGGCCAGCACGCCATGGACGTTGTAGACCTGCCCCCGGTGGATGATGCGGCTCTTGTCGGTGACGCCGACACGGTGCCGGATGGTGATGCGCGCGGTCACCTCGCTGTCGATAGCCTGGGCGGCCACAAACTCGCGGACCGACGCCGGAACCACTTCGGCGAACACCGTAGCCAGATCGGCCCACGTCGTGATGGGTGCGCCGGATCCGGGATCTTGGCTCTCCACGGGGTTCTGTATCAGCACCCGGTGGCGGAGGCGGCCGGCAGCGATCACCGCGGCTTCCCGCTCATGTAGGTGCCCGCCTCCGGATCAGCCTCAACGTCCTCACTCTGGCAGACGTAGTCCATCAGCCGGTTGGTTGCCTCCGCGCTCTCCGCCAACGCCTGGGCGAGAGCCATCATCGCCTCGGCCTGCGCCAGTTGGGCTGCTGCCGATGCCTTCAGCGCTTCCGACAGCTCGTTTTGCTCGTTCATCGGCTATCCCCATCCATTTCAACAGCCAGGCACGGCGCCGCTGGCAACCCTGGCAGGCCACGTCAAACCCCCAGCCCGACCCGGTAGGGCCAGAGCAGGCTGCGGGTGCCTTCCTTCATCTCCGACACGATGGTGCCGGTGACAACGTTTTCGCGGTTTGCGTACAGGTGCCCGAGGGTGAGCAGCACCGCTGCTCGGATCGCGTCATTGACGACGATCGGATCGCAGCCTGAGGTGCCGTCAAGCACCGCGGCGGCCAGCGCATCCTCATCTTCGTAGACCCGGCGATTCAGGAAGTCCTGAGCGGCGTCTTCAGCGGCGCCGCCGTACAGGGTCAGCATCTGGTCGTCGTCGCTATCGACCCGGCAGTGCTGCCGGGCCTCTTCAATGGTCACCAGGCGCATGGCTCAGGCCTGGGCCTGCGCTGCGGCCTTGATGGCGGTTTCAATCGCTTCAACCACCGTGGCACGAGCTTTGTCGCCCTTGGCTGTTTCCGCCTTCAACGCTGCGTCAAGCCGTGCGAGGTCGGTAACTGCTGCAATCGCCGCGATCGCGTCGGCAGCCTTCTGGCGGACCAGCTGAGCGCCATCGTTGGTCTCGCTGGTCGGCGCCGCGGGGCCACCGCCGGCCGGGACGGCCTGCCCAGCCAGCTTCACGAGGCCGCGCTTGGCCAGCAAGTCTGCGTGCTGGGCGGATACGTCGAACTGCGCGCCGCGGCTGCGGCTTCCGTGGTGTTCGAACGAGGTGAGTGCAATGACCTTGGCCATTTTTCGGTTCCTTCGTCAGGGGAAGCGCCCGGGGCTACCGGGCGCTTCAGGGGATCAGCCGCCGGCGCCCGCGCCATCGGTGACCGGCAGGCCGTCGAAGCCGCCCTTCACGAAGGCCTCCGGGCGGAAGACAGTCAGGCCCACGTCCTCTTCGCAGAGGATGGTGACCATGTTCTTGACGAAGTTGTCGCGGTCCTGGTTGGAGACGGTGATGTTCGCCTGCTCGCGGTCCCAGCCCTGGGCGCCCATCTTGAAGGCACCGGTCAGGAAGTCGCCCAGATCCATGGCCTTGGTGGCCACGACCGGACGTGCCCACAGGCCGGGAACGGCGAGGCCACGCGGCGTGGCGAAGAGGTAGGCGTTCTCGGTGGTCTTCGACAGCTCGATGGTGGTCCAGTCGATCGGGTTCAGCACGATGCCGTCGGCCTCGTACTCGGCCAGGGTGACTTGCAGCATGGCAATGCGCAGACGGTCGATGGCGGTCTCGTTCTGCACCACCACACCCGGGTTCGCGTAGGTCGTCGCTTGGGTGTACAGGCCGTTGATATTCAGGCCAACGCCCGAGCCCTTCAACAGCTGGGCTTCTTCCTTCAGCTTCAGGCCGTACATCAGGCGGCCGTTGATGTAGGCCTGCAGCATGCCGGCGTCGCGCAGGACCTGCTTGGAGGCGCGAATCCAGTGGGCAATGGTGGCGACCTTCGCCGAGTCCAGCTCGAAGGCCAAGTCAGACTCAGGCTTCGGGTTGGTCGGATTCTCGGCCACGACTTCGGCATTGTTGGTGAATCCCGTTTCCCGCACGTACTCCAGGCTATCTGACGTGGTCGTGCCCCAGGTGAGCAGATCGCGAAGGAACAGGCGCTGGTTCGGGGTGGCCACGATTCCCGGGATACGGTGCGGCTCGATAAGGCTGCCCGCCGATGCGTCCTCGCGCGTGATCGCGGCCTTGACCGTGAAACTGCCCTGCATGCCGGGGTTGAAGTTCTTGCACACGTCGGAGGTCGCCACGACCTCGCCGATGGTGCGGGCCTTGGCCGGCACCCCGCCGCCCTGCTCGAGCTTGGCGATCACCTGCTGGGCTGCCTGCAGGTTGGCCTGCAGCTCGCCCTGGGCGACCAACAGCTGGTCGACCTTGCCCTTGGTTTCTTCGGACAGCTGTGCATGCGCGCTGATGTCGGCCTTGGCCTGCTCCGCGTGCTTCTTCAGCTGTTCATTCACCTGCCCGAGGCTGGCGTTGATGTTCTTGATGTCGTCGTCGATCTGGGCCATTGAGGCTCTCCTTACAGGATGTTGGTGAGGTTCGCGGCCAGCGCCGCGGTGGTCGTGAAGCCGGCAGCGTCACGCTGACCGTGTTCGGTGGGCTCGCCCTCACCGCTGCCAGCGGGATCACCCGCGCTGGACTTGAATTGGCTGATAAGACGCATTGCCTCGGACTTGGGCATCCCCGACGCCCGGAGCGCTGCCTCCATACGGCGAACGGCTGACGCGTTCTTGCCGTCGTCGGTCTTGCTGATTTCGTCGGAGTCGAGAAGGGAATCGGCGAAGCCCTGCGATACAGCGGCACTGCCGCCGATGTAGGACTCGCGATCCATCAGCTTCTGCATCGCCTTGACGTTCTCACCGGTCCGGGCCGCATAGACGTCGGCCATGGCCTGGTCGAAAGGCTCCAGCTGGTCGGCGATCTCGCGCAGCTCGTGTCGGTTGCCCGCAGCGAGCAGCCAGCAGTTGTGGATCATCAGGAAACCGGCGCGCGCCACCTGGACCTGATCCCCGGCCATTGCAATGATCGAAGCGGCAGAGGCGGCGATTCCCATGACCTTCACGGTCACCTCGCCGGGGTGCTCTCTCAGCATCGAGTACATCGCCAGGCCTTCGAACATGTCACCACCGGGCGAGTTGATGGCCACCGTCACCGGTCCTTTACCGAGCGATCGCAGAGCGGCTGACATGCGTTTGGCAGTGAAACCACCACCGGTCCACCAGTCTTCTCCGATGACGTCGTAGATGCCGATCGTTCGGTCCTCTTCGTTCTCGGCACCGGCACGAATGCTGGAGTCCCAGCGATCGAAAGCAGCCGGCGCGATATAGCTACGCACGTCCATCTGCGGCCGTCCGCTGGGGACGCCCGGGGTTGCACGGATGGTCATCTCTTATTCCTTGCTGGTGGCGTCAGGCACGCCGAGGAAGGCGCGTAGGGACGCACGGGCTGCATTGCCGTCTTCGGCCTGGCCAAGCTTGTCCAGCGGCGCCAACGCCGTCTGGACCGTGAGTACAGCTGCGTTACCGCCCATGGGCTCCCGGTCTTCCAGCTCGCGGACTTCGTCACGCGTCAGGATCCCGTTATTGACCATCGCGGCGTAGAAGGAAGCGCGGCCGGCGCTATCGGCACGGAGCAGCCCTTCCACCGCAAACTTCGGGTAGTACCTCAGCCGCTCCGCCGGGGTCAGAAGATCCTTGCTGATCGCCTGCTCGATTCGGCGAAGCCACGGCCCCAGGGTGAAGGTCAGAAAGCCAATCATCTGCTGCTCGATCCCCGTCCCCCAACTGGTGGACTTCTCGCTGTGACCGACCATGAAGGGCGGTACGCGGAACCACCGGCAAATTTCCTCGACCGAGAAGGCGCGAGATTCGAGCAGCTGCGCATCCGACGGGTTGATGCCGATCGTCTTGATTTCTGAACCGGCCTCGAGGATGACCGGCCGGCCGGCATTAACCGCTCCGCTCAGTGCCTCCAGCGTCTGGCGAGCATCGTTGCGCTGATCAGGCTTCAGCGTGCTCGGGTAGGTGATTGCCGTGGTCGGCAGCAAGCCCTTGGAGAACGTCGAACTGGCAGCCATGTCGGCACCGATCGCCGCGCCGAACACCTCCGCACCGTAGCCGATGACGGAGACGCCTTCCTTTCCATCGAGAGAGAAGCCAGGGATGCTCCAGACTCTATCGTTGGAGATCTCGCGCTGGGTGCCGTTCTCGTCGGTGTATCGCCACACCTTGACGCCGTCGCGGCGGAACGAGGTAAGTCTGTCCGGGTGCAGGAACTGCAGTCCGATCACCTTGCCGCCGATCATCAGCTTTTCGCAGCGAGCGTTCCCGCGCAGAAGCATCGCCGCCACGCTCGCCTCCCAGTGGACCGCCGCAGTGGTGTCCGCATTGGGTTGGTCGTGGAGGATGAACTGCAGCGGATGATGGCTCGCTACCCGCTTCCCGCCGCTGGTCTTCTCGTACATCGAGAGTGGAAGCGTGGAAATGGTCTCGGAGATGAGACGGACGCACGACCAAACCGCTGACAGTTTCAACACCGTCTGGTGGTTGACCGGAACACCAGCATTCGAACTCGACCCGAAGAACTCAGCCCAGAAGTCGCCATCGGTCAGGTGAACAGGTACGCCCAGCCATTTCAGTGCCGCCGCACGCAAGCGGCCCGGCTTGGCTGCCTTGGTCTTCATCCGATCACCGGGCTGGAAATGAAGTCGCTGGCGTCGTCTTGGACAGCGGTAGGCATGCTGAGACCAATAGCCATCAACAGTGCCGCCATGTCATCGATCTTGTCCGGCGATCGCTTCTTGTCGGGCTTCATATTCAGGTTTCCGTCTTTCACAGCAATGAGGTTGGACGCACACCAGTTCAGGACCTGGTCGTTCCCGTGGCAGACCTTTTTTCCGATGTACGCCCGTTCCAGCTCCTGCATGGCTGGGTGGTAGTTCTTCGTGGTCTGGTTGAACTCGACCAGCGGGTGCCCATCAGCCAAGAGGCGCTGCGCAATTTCAGCGGCGTTCCAGCGGTCGTAGCCAATCGCCAGAGGTCCGAACCGGGCGATGTCCTCCCGGATCCGCGCCTCCACCACGCTGTAGTCGGTGACCTCGCCTTCAGTCGCCTCAATCAACCCCGCAGCCACCCAGCCCGCATACGGAACCACGCCCCGCTCCGTGCGTGCCCGCACCGCGTCCGCCGGAACGAATCGACGGCCCCAGGTGTAATAGACGTCGTCCACCTTCCACACCAGGCGCCAGGACGTCATATCCAGCGTGCTCGCCAGATCGAACGCGCCCCAGCACGGTTGCCCCGCGAGCCAGTCCAGATCGACGGCGCCGCCGCACTTCTGCCACTTCGTCAGGTCCACCCAGCCGGTGGCCGAGGAAGCCGGCCGGTTGAGCCGCTTGATCTTGAATTCGGCCAGCTTCGAGGGCATCTGCCGCGCCTCGACGGCCTCCTTGCGGATCGCCTTCAGCAGGTGCGGGTTGGCGTCCATCAGCGGGTTGGCCTTGGGCCAAGCCGATTCGTCGAACTCGTCGTCGTCATCGTCGACTGCGAAGAACACCACCAGGAAGTGGTCGGCCGAATCGCCCAGGATCCCCTGCAGCACCTGCTTGGCGAACTGCCTGATTTCTCCCCACGGTCCCGGGTTGGTGTAACCCTCGGTGGTTGTGTACAGCCACAGCGGGTTGCTGCGTGCACCTGCTGCCGAAGTCAGCACGTTCAACAGGTCCGCCGACTTGTGAGCATGGATCTCGTCCAGGCCAACATGCGACGGGTTCAGGCCGTCCTGCGTGCTGGCCTTGGAGTTGATGGGCTTGAAGGTTGCCCCAGTCTCCACGCGACTGATCGCGTTGGCCCAGCACGCAAGCCCGAACGCCTCCTGCAGGTCGGGCGTCTTCTCCGTCATCCGCTTGGCGACGTTGAAGATGATCCGCGCCTGGCTGCCGGTCGTGGCCGCCGAGATGATCTGGGCGCCCTCTTCCTCTTCACAGCACTGGCAGTACAGCAGGATCGCCGCGGCCAACGTGGACTTGGCGTTCTTGCGGGCAACCGCGAACAGCGCCGAGGTGAAGCGCCGGCTGCCATCCAGGTTGCGGAAGCCGAACAGCTGCACCACGAAAAACACGTGGGACCGGTGCAGCTCGATCTCCGGCCGTGCCCACTTCCCTTCAACGTGGGGCAGCTTCTCGATGAAGTCGCATGGGTCGCATGCGTGCCACTCATCGAACAGGAACGGCGGCCGCTTCCGCTTGGCGCGCTTGAGGTCCGCCAGGAATCGCTTGCCGGCCAGCCGAATCCACTTACCGAACTTCTTGCCCTTCTTGTCGGCTACCGCCTCTTCGGCATACGCCGTGGCGATACCAACGTAATCACGCACGGGTCTTCCGCTTCGCACCGTTGTTGGCGAAGGCGTTCCCGGTCTTCTCGACATCGCCGGACGGCCGGACCTTGCCCTGGGCAACCGGCGTCAGCCCGAAGTCATTCATCAGGCCGCGCAGCTGCGAGACCATCGACGCCACCGGGGCCAGGCCGGCGGCATAGAGCTGCACGGTATTGCCGTGCAACGCGCACAGCTGGCCGAACGCCGACAGGCCGGCCTCGGTCAGCAGCTTGTTCGCGTGCAGGATCGGGGCCAGCCGGTCCCATTCCTTGATGGCGTGGGCATTCGGCAGCCAGTCCGGAGCAGGCGGCACGTCGGACACCAGCGGGAGCTCGGCGGCCGGCGCCGGCGGCGCGCGGTCAGGGCGATCCGTGCCGGCCACCACTTTCAGCGATGTCGGTTTGCGGGGGTTCGCCATGTTCGTTCCGAGGGCGGCCGGTTGACCGCGAAAAAATGGTTTTTCTCAACTGACGGTGCAAATAAACAGCTGGGCGCACGGTCAGGAGCGCGGCCGACCTGAACTTTCGACCCGCCCCTCCCCCCCCCCGGGCCTCCCCGGCGGCGTGGGTGCGGATTTTCGTTCAGGTTCGTCCGCTGGTCGGCCGTGCCCCGCGACGCCGGTTGCCGAAGCCTCCGTCCTCGCCTGCTGTCTTCACGTCGTGGCAGCGCTTGCACAGGGGCTGCCAGTTCGAGGTGTCCCAGAACAGATCCTGGTCGCCTCGATGCGGTATCACGTGGTCGACGATGCGAGCGAGGGTCACGCGCCCGCATCGCCCACACTCAGCACAGAGCGGATCACGCTTGAGGAACGTCTCGCGGGCCTTCTGCCATCGACCGCCGTAGCCGCGCTGCGCGGTGGTGAGGCGAACGACCTCGGCCGGGACGTGCGCCACGGCATCGGCCTTGTGCGGCCGGTGCTTGGGCGGTCGGGCGGGCATCAGCGGCCTTCCCTGAGCGTGATGGCACGGCGCGCCCAGTGCTCAACCTTGTCCATGTCCGGAGGTCGGTTGGTCAGATAGCTCGCGAGGGCAACGCTTCCCACATACCAGCGCCACCACCACGCGACTGACACGGCGATGCGAATGCTGCGCGTGGCCATCAGAGGAACTCCACCTCGACCTTGCCGTGCTTGGTGCGCTGGATGGCGCGCTTGCCGTGCTTGTGGACCCGGACAGGCGTGTCGTAGTGGCGGACCACTCCCTTGCGGGTGTCGGCATACACCACCTTCTCCACCACCTGGCCATCCAGCAGAACACGGCGACGACCACGGCCGTCGTCGACGGTGTGGATATGGCCAGAACGCCACAGGCCGAGAAGGCTCACGGCCTCACCTCGGCATGGTCTGCGCCGATGACTGCCTGACAGGCTCTGAGCTGGTCGTCGGCATCTCGACCGATTCCAATAGCAGGGCCCGCAACCGTGACTCCGAGGTCGGCGGGCGCATCACGTTGGACGGCGCCGGCGGCAGCTTCGGACAGGCGACCGGTGTGGCAGGTGGCGAGGTCGTGGCGCAGCCGGACAGTGCCAGCACGCAGCTCAGCCACAACAGCAGCAGGGACGGTCTCGGCCGCAGCGCGGTCTTCTTCATGCTTCGCTCCGATGATGGCCATGGTGTCGGCCTGGGTGTGCTCGGTCACGCGGGCCTTGTTGACCTGCTCCACCACCGCGGCGCTGGCGCCTGCCTGCTGTCGGGCTTCTGCGCCCTCGGCGCGGTCGCCGCGCCAAGACCAGCCCGCCCAGAAGGACAAGGCGATCGCCGCAGCGGCAAGCAAGGCATAAAGACGGATCATTACGGCATCTCCGGCGGGATCACCGCGCCGACCTGGCGCATGGCCGACTCCAGCGACATGACCCGCAGCCTCAGTCGGTGGGCCTCTTCCTGCGCCGTCATGCGCAACTTGATTTCCTCGGCCAGCTGCAGCGTGGTCGCCGCCTGAGATTCCTCCAGCGACTTCACGCGCTGCACCAGGCCATTCAACAGATCGACGTTGGCGTCCGTCTCGGTCCGCTCTTTGCGGCGGGAGAGCAGCGCCCCCCAAGTTTCCCTTGCCACCCAGAACGCGGCGAGACCGCCGGCCATCCACCACGGGACGGTTTCCTCGGTCATGACACGACCACGCCACCGGCTTTGCGGTAGGCCGCCAGCAGGTCATCCAGCTTCCGCTCGTGCTGCCCGTACCCGGCGCCCGGCAGGCTCGCCCAGATGTTGCGGACGAAGCCGATCGCCTTGACGACTTGGCCAGCCTTGATCAGGTCCAGCGCCCGCCGCTCCTTGATCTGCTGGATAGCGATCAGATCTTGGCTGAGCGGAGAAAAGTCCTTCAGCCCCAGCAGCCGGCGATACGCGTCGTAGTACCGCGACAGCAGCTGGTAGCGACCAGCCGCCGTGGACTTGATGCCCAGCCTGGGCAGCGACACCAGCTCGCGGGGGTGGTCGGCATAGCCGGTGAACAGCCCACCTCCCACGATCACGTCGTAGCCGTGGTCCTTGGTGGGCTGCTTGCCGTTGTCGGTGCCCTCGGACCAAGCCAGCATGTCCAGGAACGCCACGACGTTCACGCCGCCTGCTTGTTGGGGAGTGATGCGAGCCATGGGCTTTCTCTGTCAGGGCGCCCGCCCCGCCGCCGGCTGGGCGCAAGGGTTGATCCGGTCTGGGAAGCGGGCAAAGAAAAAGCCCCCGGCGGGAACCGGAGGCTTCTATGTCATCGTGGCTGAAACTTTAGGCTGGAGGTGTGCACCTGTCAAGCAGTACGCTACGTAAAATTCAGAGGGATCTCCAATGCAAGACAAGTATGTCCCACCTCAGTTTAAGGTGACCGCTTTCCACTGCCCCTTGTGCCATGTCTATGCCGCGCAAGGCTGGAGCATTCTCAGGCTGGTCATCGGTACTGTTTACGAAATGTCCCCAATTCACGCGGGGCTTTGCGGGCACTGCCATAAACGCCATTACTGGCTACAAATCGGCAACCAGCAGGGGCGTCTCTTCTATCCGGATGCGTCCAATGCGCCTCCATTCCATCCGGACATGCCGGAGGCCGTGCGCGCAGACTACTTAGAAGCCGCAGCCGTTCTGGGTCGCTCTCCAAGATCAGCCGCTGCTTTGCTTCGTTTGGCATTACAGAAGCTGCTGAAAGAGCTAGGGATGCCAGGCAAGAATATTGATGCCGACATAAAAGAACTGGTAAGGCAGGGACTGCCTGTGATGGTTCAGCAGGCGCTTGACGTTTGCCGGGTCGTGGGAAATGAAGCAGTACACCCCGGCGAGCTCGACTTGAACGATAGCCCAGAAATGGCGGCATCCCTGTTCGGAATGCTCAACTTCATAGTTGCTGATCGGATCGAACACCCCAAAAAGATAGCTGATCTATATCTGAAAATTCCCGCTCAAAAACGGGAGTGGATCGAACAACGGGACAAGGCAGCTAAGCCGCTAGCGCCCACCCCTCCAGACGCCCCCGGACCCGCTGAAAACCCAGCTCCACAAGACTGAGGTACTGTCGGTTGGACACGGGACGATGGTCGCAGTTGGCCATCAGCAGGATGGCCGTCTCGAAACGCTCGATCTTCCTGCGCCCCATGCCACAGTGGTACGCACGCAGCGCGCACGCCATAGGAACATTGTCGCCGGCGATGCTGGCGACAATGTCCTCGATCAACTGGGCACGACTGTCCGACTCCAGCGGCTTGTAACCCTGCGCCCGGCCAGGCATATCCCCCTTGTGCTCGATCAGCAGCTGGAGCACGTTCTTCGACTGGTGGCCCAGATAGTCGAAGTCCCGATGCAAGGCATACTCCCTGCCCCAGTGCTCCAGCTCCGCGCGGACGTAGGCCCCAAAAGTATCAACCTGCATTGCCCTGCTCCTGTTGCTGTTGGGCGCCCGCTTGCGGCCCGCCCGTGATTCGCACCACTACCTGCCCGCCCGGACGGCGCTCGGTCTTCACGTCCGGGTGGCTCTTGAACCGCTTGTCGTCGATGCCCAGCACCTCGGCGATCCCGTCCCGGTACGCCTTGCAGCGGCCGAGCATGTTGTCGTCGTCCGGCAGCGTCTTGCCCGGCGCCTGGTAGAAGTCCAGCCACAGGTGCAGGCGACCCGCCGGCAGCCACACGTCGCGCCATCCGGCCTCGAAGGCCAGCACCACGGCCATCTCGCGCGCGAACTTTGTGGCTTCCGCCCTGCGGCGCCAGTTGACTCGCGAGTTCGGCGACAGGTCCTTGCTCGGCCAGGGCAGCACCAACTCCGACAGTTCTGCATGCGAGCTTTGTTTGTGCGATGACCTAGTTTCCACAATGCACATCCACACGTACCATTCCACTACTTCCGAGGGAAAGGAGCCCAAAATGGACCATCAGCCGCCAAACAGAGACACGGTCGTCCTTACGGCGATGGGCGTAGGCTTTGGGCTGCTTGCCGGCTGGGGCCTTTTCTACCGCTGGGCAAGCAGCCCCAGCATTGAGCCTGTGAACCTTTCCGACTGGATTCAAGCTGCCGGAAGCTTGCTCGGCATCGGCATCGCGGTCTATGTTCCTTGGCGGCAACGTCAGTATCAAATTGACGAAGAAAGAAAGCGTGACAAGAATCTGCAGGAAATAATGCATACAGCTCTTTACCAACCTGTCGAAGGGTACAGAGCCAGCTGCGCATACCTTAAGCGGGATCTTCGCTCGCTCCGGAGGCGACGCGACAAGATGCCTACATTTATGTTTGACCGCTCGACAGAGTTTGACCAGTTTCGAGAAAAGCTCCATCTGCTTGGAGAACTGGGCGGAAAGATAAACAAGCTTATTGCCCATCAAGATGTTGTGCGAGTCCATTACAAAGAGTTCCTGCTGTTTGACGACCCTGTGCCGCCGAGATTTATAACCATGTTGGACGAGCGGTTAGATCGGGGAGTTGAAATGGCTGAAGATCTGGGTGACGAGTTGAGATCGCTAGCAAACAGACCGCGTTCTGCATAACAAATCTTGCTCACGTAGCTTTCGTCAGTTGGTTGACCACCGTCTGCTGTTCGATCAGCTCGTCGTCGGTCCCGTAGGTCTCGTGGAAGGTCCGCGAGCCATCCATCAGGCTCGGACCGTAGATCTCGCGCATCTCGCCGAACGTCTTGCCCTGCATCGGGTGACGTCGGTGGTGCCACACGCACAGGGCGTACCCGAAGGCGTGCCCGCGGCGCTTGTTCCCGCTCTTGGCGTGGTTGTAGTCGCAGCCGTAGACGGTCTGACCGTGCTCAAGCAGGCCCTGCGCGACCAGCGACAGGCATGCCATGCAGGGGCCGACCTTTGCCGCCTCGATCCGGGCGCCCTCAGCGGGATTCGGTGGCGGTGCTTTCGACCACATCAGCTCTGGCCCTCCCTGGGAAGCCGCGAGCCGCACACCCGCCGGTAGTAGCCGATGCAGCTATGCGGATCCTCGCCATCGCCCGGCATATGGAAGCTCATGCGCTTTCCCAAGTCGCAGGGGTTGTAGTCCTTGGGAGGTTCGTCGCTCTGGGTCCAGAACTTGAAATGGCGGCACTCGTCGCAGGGCTCCACATCGCCCACGTCCTTTCGCTCGTTCCGACGGCGCACAACCTCTTCCAGCAACTGGTCGGTGGTGAACTGGGCGAGCACCTTCTTGGCAGCCATCAGCGCGCGCCTCCCCTGCGCTTCTTGTCACGGTCGGCGGCCCGCCAGCCGTGCTGCCAGGCCAAGGCCTTCTCGCCAAGCGGCTGCACCTTGCGCGGCTCCAGCTCATCCTGGGTGTCCATCCACACCATGTGCGGGTTGGTGCTCAGCCCGTCACCGTTCAATCGGGCTGAGTACCCGGCGTTGATCTCGGCGGCGTACATGCTGCGAGTGCTAAAGGCGGTGAAATCAGTCACGTGTGGCTCCTATCGATCGTGGTCTGCGGCGGCGCGGGCCGCGCGCGAGTCGCCGCACCTCGGCTTCAATGCGCTTCGCCTCTGCCATGTAGTGTTCGTGGCGCTCTTTTCGGATGACCACGCTGAACTGGTGTTGCTTCAGCGCCTCGTCTGCCGAGTCGCGGTAGGCCTGGGCCAGCTTCCGCAGCGCCGGCCCCTGCAGCCGCGGGTCGTGTTCGAAGATGTCGAGCTGGTTGTTGTCCGAGCGCATCAGGCGGCCAGCTCCCGTGCCAGTTCCTCCAGGCGCGCGCGGATCTTCGCGTTGGCGCCCGGGGAGGCCTCCACCTTCCCAGCCAACAGAGCCACCGGATTGAAGGCCGGCGTCGCCGCGGCCAGCTGCAGGTGGTCGCTCACCTGGTCGTGCGCCAGCAGGCCCTTGCTCACGGCATCCGTGAGCGCCGCATTGCGGCTGGTGAGGTCGAACCCCAGCGACGGGGCGTAGCTGGCCGGCAGGCGTGCAGCGCGCGCCTCCTTCACCAGCCGGGTGTACGTCTCCAAGAAGGCCTGGCGTGCAGCGATCTTGTCGCCCACCTGGACCAGCGGCAGCGCCGTGTTCCATGCCTGCTGGGTGAGCGTGGTCCAGACCACGGTGTTGCGCTCGTCAGCTGCCTGGATGGCCACCGCCCATGCTTCGTTCGGTGCCGGGTGGCCGTCGTCGATGCGCTCCAACACTGCCGCGAGCGACAAGCGGCCCTTCAGCTCCCGGCGGCAGGCCTCCAGCGCGCGCTCCAGCTGCGCCAGCGGGTAGCAGGACAGGTCCCCGACCATGTACGCAGCGGTGGTGGGACGCAGCTGGTCGCCAATCACCTCAGCCGTTACCACCAGCAACTCGACGAGCCGGTCCTGTTCGTGATCAGCCAGCATTGCCCGCCCTCCCCTTGCGCAACAGCGCCTTGGCTTCGTCGGCGGTGCTCAGATTCGATTGGGTCTTGTCCGTGTGCTGGGCGCTGGTCGTCGTGACCTGCCGGCCGGTGGCCCACTGCGTGCGGTATGCCTCGGCCCCGGCCAGCAGCACGCCCAGGTCGTGCATACGCTTCACGGCGTACTGCTCGTTGACGCTCAGGAACCAGCCAGCCACCTGCGGCGCCTCGTCCCGGCCCAGCCGCTTCACCAGGTCCCGCACGTTGGTGTTGACCTTGGCGTTGCGCACCGGGTCCACGCCGTGCCGCAGACGGTAGGCCGAGCGGTAGGCAGCCCACGTCTGCTTGCAGGCTTCCTGCATCTGCGCCTCGAGGGCCGCCTTCGACAGCGGCGCGATCAGCGCCGGAACTTGCGGTTCTTCTGACGGTTCAATGAGGGTTATATGACGGTTAGGCGGCACGGGGCGCACCTCCAGACCTGCGCCCCGTGCCGGACCCCCTGCAGCGGGCGCATCCCCGGGTGCAGCGGGCGCACCCCCTGCATCTGCTGCACCCCCTGCGCCCGGTGCAGTGCCCGATTTCTTGGCCTTGCGCTTCGCCTTTGTGCCAGCCGCCGACGCGTCGAACTTGCTCGGAGTCACCGAATAGACGTTGCTGCTGTTGAAGCGCCGCTCGCGGCTCAGCAGGCCCACAGCCTCCAGGTGATCCATGGCGGTGCGCACTGCTCGCTCAGACATGCAGCAGCGCTTGGCGATCGTGCCGATGGCCGGCCAGCACACGCCATCGTCGTTGGCCTGATCGGCCAGGGAGATGAGCACAGCCTTCTGAGTGACGCTCAGGCTCTGTAGCGGCCAGCACTGGCTCATGATGATCGTAGACATGGTTCAGACCGCCAGGGTGTAGTTGTCGCCCTGGGCCACTGGCCACCAGGTGCAGACGGTGATGTTGCTGATCGGGCACACGGTCTTGGCGCCGCGGAATGCTCGACCCTCCTTCATCAGATCCGGGAGCCGGCGGGCAACCATGTGCCGGTCCAGTCCGGTGGCGCGCGCCAGCTGCATGCTGGTCATGCCCGGATAGCGCTTCACCGCAGCCTCGGTGCGATCTTTCTGCGCGGCGTGGCGCCCGCTCCGGACAAGAAGCGCAGCGGCCTCATGGCCGCCGCTGATATCGGTTGAACGGGCCAGATGGCTCATCGGGTCGCCCTCTTGGATTGCTTGCCCTTCGATGCAGCGCGCGCCACGTTCCGCTCCAGGCGGTGCGCCATGGTCCGCAGCGCGCGGGCTTCGCTGACCATCAGCTCGGCTTCGTCGCTGTCGATGCAGCGGTCCTGCATTGCCTCGACGGCCGTTCCAGTCAGGCGGCCAACGCGGGTGGTGATGTCCAGCAGCTTCAACTGCAGCGCGCCGATCTCGTCGGACCAACCGCCCTCCGGCGGAGGCGGCACCACGTCCACGGCCATGCCGAAGCGGCCGGCCAGCGCCTGCATCCATTCCAGGGCGTACTCGCTGCCGCCGGCTTTCTCCTGCATCCACTCGGTCAGCAGCTCGGCGATTTCGATCGACACCGACTCACCCTCCAGGCCGCGCAGCTTTGCGCGCAGCGTCTCCGGGTGCATGGTCTTGCCGCGGCGATCAGCCAGGAACGCGGCCGCGTCAGCCACGCCGCCTGGCGTACGGCGCACGGAGTTGTAGAGGACGTCGATCCAGTTGAGGGCGGAGGTGCGGCAGGTCATGGGTTCACCTTGGGTGTGCGGGTGTTTCAAGGTTTCGGGGCTGGCCCGGGCGGCGCACGATTGGCGCCATGGACAACAACTGCTCAGGGATCGAGGGCGCCGCCCTCCTTGCGTTACGCTGGATGTGCGAACAACTCAGCCCGCAAGGAGGGCGACATGGCTCGACCGATAGACATGAAACGAATGCACACCGACGTGATCGCGCTGGAAATCGTTGTTGGTGCCTTAGCCAAACGAATGAGCGGCGACAACAACTTCATCCGACAGGTGCAAGTGGAGTTCGAACGCCTGAAAGCGGACGTCGTCGACGCCGCCGAGGTAGAACGTTTGCAGCACTGCGTGGACGAGCTCATCAACCCTTGACCCCTGAGTCCGGGCTGCGCGACTCCGTGGCCCGGACTTCATCGGGGGCAAGGTGGCTGGTACGCAAATACTCTCGAAATTCGCGCGAGCGCTTGATGCCGGCCTCGCGATACGCGATGTCTGCCTGCGAAGGCGCGTTGATCCAGTCACGGATCCAGATGCGGGGATTCCACCTATCAGGCAGCGCGCGCATCTCAGGCAGCCTCCACGTTGATGATTCGGTCAGCGTCCGGGTCGCTCGGGGCGCCCTCGGCGGCCGGGGGCGTCTCCTGCACGCCCAGCAGCCTCATCACCTGGGGCAGCGCCGGGACGCTCTGCTCTTCCGGCCAGGCCTCCACCTGCTCAACGGGCAGCTTCAGCAGCTTCGCCAGGGGCGCATCGGTCTTGAAACCGAACTTGGCCCGCAGCGCGCGCTTGCTCATGCGGCTATCGACCAGTGCATTGATCTCGCTCGCAGGAGTCGGTGCCGGGGCAAGCGCCGGACCCACTCGGTCCGAGTGCAGCCTCAGCAGCGCGAAAGCCGAGGCAGCGCGCGGGGACTGGGACCGACCGCTGGCGAGATCACCAATGGTTGACGCCGCGCAGCCGACTGCCTCGCCGATCAAGGCGTACGTCATGCCTTTGACCTGCAGGTCCGAAATTACTTCTGCCCAAGATTTGTCCATGTCGCAGAGCCTACGGGATTCCGTAGGCTCACGTCAACGGCATTCCGTTACGGAGTTCCGTTCAAATATGACCATGGAAACTATCGGCAGCCGCATCCGCGCTGAGCGCGAAGCGCAGGACATCTCGCGCAACGAACTGGCCAAGTACGCCGGTATTGCCCCGACCACCCTCTCCAACCTCGAACTCGGTCTGTCGAAGTCGAGCAGCGCTCTCTACAAAATCGCGCGCCGCCTTGGCGTGCAGGCCGATTGGCTTGAGACGGGACGTGGCCCCAAGGAAGCATCGGCATTAGATTTTCCCCCCGTCGCTTCGACTGAGACCCGCCCCGGCTACGTTCGCTTCAATCTGCTCGAAGGGGCAGCCGGAATGGGGGCAGGAGTGGTGAATCAGGATTTCCCTGAGGTGATGCAAGTGATGGAGGTTGCTGAGTGGGAGGTGCGGCGGAAGCTGGGCTTCCTCCCCCGGCCAGGGCAGATCCAGATCATTACAGGGCGTGGACCGTCCATGAGACCGAAGATCGAGGACGGCGATATCGTGTGGATCGACACCGCCGTGGACTACTTCGATGGCGACGACTACTACCTGATCAGCTACGACGGCGAGACGCAGATCAAGATGCTGCAGAAGCGCGTGGATGGCATGTACGTGGTCAGCGCGAATCCGGACTTCAAGGAGTGGCGGTGCGAGCCCGATGAGCTCTCCATACAGGGCCGCGCGCTCGTCCACGCTGGCTTCAGGCGTCTTTGATAGGGGATGTTGATGAAGATGCTGGTACGAATGGGAACGATGCTGCTGGCAGCTGCGCTACCGATTTCCGCGCTCGCTGCCGACCTGACAGAGGAACAGCGCACCCTGGTGCAGGTCTACGACGCGCCCGGCCACGACAAGGCTGCTATCTATACGGCCGGACGTCAGTGGATCGCCGAGAATTTCAAGTCGGCGAAGGCCGTGATCGAGTACGAGAGCCAGGCCGATGGGACGATCATCGGCAACGGCAACATCAACTATCCCTGCGCGAGCGCCTGGGAATGCTTGGGCAAGCCCGATTGGACGGTGCCCTTCACCATGCGCCTTGAGGCGAAGGACGAGCGTTTCCGGCTGACCTTCAGCAACATCAGGCTTCACTGGCCCGCGAAGATCAATGCCGGGATTCGCCAGCCTGAGTTTGACGGCCCGGTCCGCAGCGCCAAGGACATGGACAAGATCAAGCCGAAGCTGATGATGTTCGGCGACGAGATCCGCACATCGCTTACTACGCGAGCCGCCAGCGACAACTGGTAGGCACACGCCACCGGGGAACCTGTCCCACGGCCAAAGAGCCTCGCCGAAAGCGGGGCTTTTTTGTGCCCGAAGATAACTGTGTTCAGTAATCTGTGGCCCTACCTACGGCATTCCGTTGACAGATACATACGGCATTCCGTAGTCTACAGGGGTCGCCCCAGTAACAGCCCATCCGGGCCGGGGCTCGGAGACTTCCATGCCCACCCTTACCTTCGAGCACGCAGCGCTCGCCATTGCCGGCATCTGCATGGCGCTCAACGCTGTCGTGTTGGTCAGGATCTACAAGCTGCGCACCCGCATCCGGGTCATCCCGCTCCAGCCGGATGAGGCCTTCCAGGCCTCAGCTCTTCTTCCGCTTGATCTTGGCGTACACACGCATCCCGCAAGCAGTGCCGGTGCTGCACCAAGTGAATCGACCACTGTCAATGTTCAGAAGAATGCCCGGGTCAGCGACCACGGTGATGCTGGTCCGCGGCTCCATCCGGTGGGGAAGCTTGATCTGCTGGACGTAGTCGCTGAAGACGGCGGCACGCTTCTTATCCGTCTTGCCGTTGTGAAACGCAATTTCGTTGACGGTAACCGGAAGGTATCCAGCATTGATGATCTGGACGCCGCCGGTCCACACGTCGACGCCCGGGATGTAGACCGCAACGTAGGTCACCTTCAGGCGGACCGTGTCTTTGCGGATCAGCCACACGGCGTTGAACACGCCGAGCGTAGCGCCCAGCACAGCAATCCCTAGCGTCAGCCAATTCGTCCATTCCATGGCCGAAGCATAGCCGCGGCCGCCCCAAACGCGAATACCTCCTGGAGAACACCATGCAGCGCCGCAAACGGCCCTTGTGGGCTTTGATCCTAGTCATCTACTCCCTCGGTGCCCTCGCCGTCGGCGTTGGCGTCGGCTTCGGCCAGCGCTTCTTCGGGCAGGAGTGCTGAGCCATGGCCACCCTCACCCTCAGCAGCTCGACCGGGCCTGTCCGATTCGAAGCGCAGCCCATCTCCAACAAGGTCGCGATGCACGTCGGTGCCGCCGGCCGCGTCTACCTGACCGCCGACGAAGCCGACACCGCCGCCGCTGAGCTGCAGCGCGCGGCGGCCGAGCTCCGCCAAGCCACCAGCAGCGAGGTGTCCGCATGATCGCCATCGATCTCGCTACTCACCCGAAGCTCGACGATCGATTCGAGCACGTGCGGCGCCGCATCGGCGAATTGCTTGCGTACATGGACTCTGCCAACAAGCGCCCGAGCGAAGTCCGCATCTATCCGAACGACCACAAGCACATCATCCGGTCGGCCAACTCCCAGTTGCGCAAGAAGGCGAAGGATCAGGATCGCCTCGAGAACGAGCGGAGGAAGGCGGATGGCCTTCCCGGCAAGGTAAAGAGCGATGCGGACAAGGTCGGGTCTATCAACTACGCCGGAACGCCAGTGGTGCCAGGGGCCACGAACAGTCGCCCCAGGAAGGTGAAGCCGTGAGCGTCACGACCGCCGAGCAGTTCTACCGCGCCCAGTCCGTCCGCCGGCAGGCCATCGCATGCGGCTGGGATTCCCGCGCCGCCGTCGGCCAGCTGGTCCGGGCCGGGTATTCGAAGGACGTCCAGAACCGCATGGCAGCGCGCGCCCTCGCCGCCCGTCCTGCGCCGGGAGGCGATGCAGCATGAGCTACTACAAGACCAACGACCCCGCTGTGCTGGCTGCGTATGAGCAGGAGCGCTCCGACAAGGAACTGCTGCGGGCCGAGATCGAGGCGTTCGCCGCCCGCTTTGGCGGCAAGGGCCTGATGTACTCGGACCCTGCGCGGCTCGCGGGCATCAAATTGAGCCCTGCCCGGTCCCGCGATCTGTGGCGTGCACCCGATAGCAATGGCCTCCAGTGGCCCCGCAGCGCGCCGGTCAAAGGTGCAACCGCTGAAACAAAAGCCGCGCTCAAGGCATTGCAGGCCGAGTGGCAGATGCACCTGCCAGCCCGCGATATCGACACGAGTGCCGTGTACCGAGCCCTTGGGTTCAGCAGCAGCTGCGACTTCTTGTTTGAAGGCCTGACGCTCTTCCGCTCGAACGGCTTCGTTTACGCCTCCACGAAGAAGGCGATGCCGCGCATGAAGGAAGTGTTGGGCAGCGAGTACGAATTGGCAAAGGCGGTGCGCTCGTGAGCGGAATCGACTTCGCCTTCGGCCTGATCGTCGGCTTTGCCGCTGGCGCCCTGCTGGCCACCGCTTGGCTGCAGCGCCGCCAGGAAGAGCACTTCGCCGCCCTGATGGAGCAGATCCGATGCGCAGGCTGACCCGCCACTGGCGCGCCGGCGGGCTGGTGCTGCTGGGCGCCCTGCTCGCGGCCGTCGCCTTCGTCATGGCCTGGGCCGGCATCGAAGACACCGGCGTCTACCTGCTCATGGGCGCTCTGCTCTGCGCCACCCAAGTGCCCGAGGCGTGGAGGCGCGGTCGCGATGGCTGATCCGACCGTGGCCTCCACCGTGCGCGCCATGCGCCGCGCTGGCGCCGCCGGCGAGCCCGTGCCGGCTGAGGTTGCCGCTGCCTGGGCAAAGGCCTTCATGGAGCAGCTGTATGGCTCGCAGAAGCCGGTCCGGTACGAGTGCCGGCGCCGCGGCAGCAGAGAGCCCTGGGAAGAGGCCGAGCCCGAGGACGTGGCCAACCCACGGCGCCGGAATCTGATCATCCGCGCGCTCTACCTACACCCGCCGGTCGGAAGGCAGGAGCACCGATGGCCGCCCGGAAGCAACGGTGATGGCCGATGCCTGGAATGCGACGAAGCCGAATGGCTCGCAGGACCGGACTGCCGGCCGCATGCCCCGCTCCGCGACCACCGCTCATCTATGCCCTTCCGCATCATCTGGGTGATCCAGCCGCTCGAAAAGCTCCACTACCTCGCCAAGCACCTCAACCCTTTCGACCGCGACAAATGGCGAAAGGAAGCCACCTACCTCATCGACCGCATCAGAGACTACGAGAAGGGGAGCCCGCAATGAACAATGAACAAACCAACTCGACAGTCGCCCGATCGATATACGACAAGTCCTCTTTACTCGTCATGGATAGACGGCAGGGCTATCTTTCATCGGCTTCGCGAGGCGTTTGGATAGCGATCCTAGTGCTTCGGTGCCATGGCCGAAGCAGTTGGCATGAAGCTACTCACTCCATCGTGCAGTGCTTCCGCCCAGTCTTTCAGACTACGAAAGTCGTCTTTGATAGCCGCAACATCTATGTTCGGTTTATCAAAGCGGCTACGGCAAATTGCGATGCAACTGCGCACACGCCGGAAACTATGCTCGATATGAAAAAGCTGCACACGCTGCGATTCCTCGAAGACATAGCGATCTGGGACAAGCGGGTTGACAGGCAAAGAATCCTCACAAACGCCAAAAAAGTCGACCAGCGGTCGGAAGGCTCTCCTGGCGAGAATCTCCGGCAAGAGATCAGCCTCAAAACTATTTACCAAGGCTCGCGCATGCTTGGCCGCCTCCAAGTCCATCACCCAGCGCTGGTGCTGAGCTCTCTTTCTCTCAAACTCACCAAGCAGCCCAGCGTCAACCTCTTCCTTTCGATGCAGATACGTGATCAACGCAATCACGCCGGCAATGAAACCGACCACCCAAGTACCAATCGCGGCGGATACGCCTGCCCAAGCGGCTACGGCATCCCACCACACTACGCAACTGTCAACGCCAAGCTTCTCGCACCGAAAGACGCCATCCCAGCTACTCATTCAATGATTCCCCCGTGGATCGGCCGGCATTCTGCCACGGGAGCGCGCACCTGCGCCGGACTAGCCACCGTCAAGCCGCCGCGGAACCTGCGCACCAGGCTGCGCCCCGATGCCGAACACAAGGACTGCTCCCATGGCTGATGGCTCCCGCTCGTTCAACTTCCCGCTGCCGCAGCGCTCGCGCCTGCGTGCTGGCGAGATCGTGGTTGATCTATTCGCCGGCGGCGGCGGCGCCAGCGAGGCGCTGAAGCAGGCGCTGGGGCAAGATCCGACTCTGGCCTACAACCACGACGCGCTGGCAATCGGCATGCACGCGGCCAACCACCCGCTCACCAGCCACCACCGCGAAGACATTTGGCATGCGGATCCGCGTGTGGACGTGGCCGGCCGTGCGATCGGCTGGTTCCATGCTTCCCCGGACTGCACACACTTCAGCCAGGCCAAGGGCGGGCAGCCGCGCAGCCGGAAGACGCGCGCCCTGTCGTGGGTCGTGCTGAAGTGGATCGGCATGCTGCTGCGCGCCGACCTGGTCAACGGCACCAACACCGCCCCGCGCATCTTCTCGATGGAGAACGTGTGGCAGATCCTGACCTGGGGCCCGCTGATCGCCAAGCGCTGCAAGACCACCGGTCGCGTCCTGAAGATGGACGGCACCGTCGCAGCGCGCGGCGAGCGCGTGCCGGTCGAGCATCAGCAGCTGGTGCCGGACAAGAGCCGCACCGGCCGCACCTGGCGGCAGTTCGTCGCCGCGCTGCGTGCGCTGGGCTACGCGGTCGAATGGCGCAAGCTCGTGGCGAGCGATTACGGCGCCGGCACCAGCCGGGAACGCCTGTTCCTGCTCGGCCGCCGCGACGGCGAGCCGATCGTGTGGCCGGCGGCAAGCCACGGCACCGCGCCGGGCCAGCAGCCGCGCGTATCCGCCGCCGACTGCCTGGACTTCAGCATCCCCTGCCCGTCCATCTTCGGGCGCAAGCGGCCGCTGGCCGACGCCACCATGCGCCGCATCGCCAAGGGCACCATGCGCCACGTCATCCAGTCGGCGGACCCGTTCATTGTGCCGGTGACCCACCAGGGCGCCGACCGCGTCCATGGCGTGCATGAGCCGCTGCGTACCATCACCGCCGCCAACCGCGGCGAACTGATGCTGGCGATGCCGGAACTGGCACCTTTCATCACCGAGCATGCCAACGCCAGTACCCAGCGGACCATGGATGCGGGGGAGCCGCTGCGCACGGTCTGCGCCGGGGTGAAAGGCGGCCACTTCTCTGTGGTCACCCCGATCCTCGCCGGCGTTGGCGGCCGGGCCGGCCAGTCGGAGCCGCGCTCTGGCGCTGATCCCCTGTACACCATGACCGCGAAGGCGGACACCGCGCTGGTGGCGCCGGTGCTGGTGCAGACTGGCTACGGCGAGCGCGCCGGCCAGGCACCGCGTGCATTGGACCTGCAGCAGCCGCTGGGCACGGTTGTGGCCGGTGGCATCAAGCACGCGATCGCGGCGCCGCACCTCGTGAAGTTCCGGGGTGACAGCATCGGCACGCCGGTCACCGATCCGGTGCCCACGATCACCTCGGGTGCTGGCGCGGTCCGGCCTGCAGGCGCTGCGCACGCGCTGGGCGTGTCTGCCGCTACGCTGGTCACCCTGCGCAACAACATGGCCGGCGCGGACCCGCAAGAGCCGCTGTCGACCATTGCCGCGCAGGGTGAGCACCACGCGCTGGCCACTGCATTCCTGGAGCAGGCCAAC